TTTTCAAACTTCTTTAACGAGATTGAAGGAGAAACTATTTTTGTGGTGGGTGGCTCTGGCAATATCTCTGCCATGTCTTTGAGGATTTTAGAACAGATTAGAAACAAGTGCAAAATTGATGTTTTATATATCCGACCAGATATTGAACTTCTTGCAGGCAGCAAGAGGCTCCACGAGAAAGTCACATATAATGTTTTTCAGCATTATGCGCGTTCCGGTGCTGTCAATCGGGTTTACCTGGTATCGAACCCGATGGTGGAAGATACTATGGGTTCTGTTCCTGTTATCGGTTACTACGATGCTATTAACGGATTTATAACTTCTGCAATCCATATGATTAATATCTTCAATAACACAGAACCAGTAATGGGCTCTATAGAAGCGCCCGCAGATCCGCGTCGTATTTGCACGCTTGGAATCTACGATATGGAAGAGGGTGAAGAAAAAATGTTTTTTCCCCTTGACAGCATAAGAGAAATGAGATATATTTATGCTGTGAGTGAGACAGTTTTGCGAGAAGATGGTGGTCTTCATAAGAAGATCGTCACGCAAATAAAGGGTAAAGCAACAGAGGATGTCAAGGACATTTCTTTCGCGGTTTATTCTACAAAATACAAATCGGATTATGGTTATCTTCTGGCTTATAGTCCAATAATACAAAAGTAGCAGAAACGGGAAATTAGCCGTTCTGACTTTAACCCAACATAGGAGAAATGAAAATGGGTATCGACCTAAATAAAATGCGTGCCAAGCTTGAGGCACTTCAAAATCGTGGACAAAAGAAGGAATCTGCCTTTTGGAAGCCACAGGATGGTGAGCAGACTATTCGTATTGTTCCAACTCCTGACGGCGATCCTTTCAAGGAGTATTGGTTCCATTATAATCTCGGAAAGAATCCGGGTTTTCTTTCGCCGAAGCGTAACTTCGGTATTGATGACCCTCTAAACGACTTTGTTCGACAGTTGTTTAATGAGGGTACTGACGACTCTATTAAGATGGCAAAGAATCTAATGGCTCGTCAGCGTTTCTTTGCACCTGTCCTTGTTCGTGGAGAAGAGGAAAAGGGTGTTCGGATTTGGGGCTTCGGCAAGATGGCTTATCAAGAGCTTCTAAATCTTGTTCTAAATCCAGAGTATGGTGATATTACCGATATTGAGACAGGCACTGATATTGTTCTCAAGTATGGTAAGCCAGCAGGAGCACAGTTCCCACAGACGTCGCTTACCCCTCGACGTCGGACTTCTCCATTGTGTGATGATGCAGTGGGTGGACCAGATAGGTGTGCGGAACTTTTGGATAGCATCCCAGAGTTTGACGATCTGTTCCCTCGCAAGACTCCTGAAGAGATTCAGGTTATGCTTGATGAGTGGCTTGCGGGCGAGGAAGATCAAGGCTCTGACGATGTTGTCAAGTACGACAACAAGGGCTCAACTTCAAGTGTTGATGCCGCTTTTAACGAATTGATGAACGCATAAGGAGAAAAATCAATCATGTCATTTGAATCATACATTAACGACAACCGATATTTTGTTGGGTTTCTAGGAGTTTCATTCCTAGCAGTATTCCTATACTTTGGGACTGGAATCTCTGGTAACACTTCGACAGAGACGCCATCGGTTGAGGTCACTGATAACACTACTCCAGAGGTGATTGGTGTTACAGCAGAGAAGATTATTCCTCATGAGGGTGAGGAGATCACGGTAACTGCTGAGGTTCCTAGCGAGTAACATTCCCCCAAACCACAGGGAGGCATGGGTTTATGGATGCCTCATTTTTTTCACAGGGGTAAAAATGAGTTTTGTAGAACGCCTTCGGGCTTTAAATCTTAGTGACGATACTAGTGTCACCGTCACTTACGAAGATGGTTGTGATGTACTTCACTATACTGATGATCACATTGATCTAGCAGTAAGTGAGACTGGCATTTGCAATGTGCTTGCAGAAGCAATTGCAGAAGGCCCACTTTACCGTTATGGTAACGAAGTCTTGCAGGAAATGCGAGATGACGGACTACTAGAAGAATATCCTCGTGATGGCTCTGGTTTCGTAGATTACGTTGCTGAAGTTATTTCGAAGAATTATTGGGATTATTCTTGGCTTGAGCATAGTACAAGCCGGTACGACCACAAGCGTGGCTTTACCACTTTCACTCTTGAGTTTGACATTCCTTTCGGTCAGATCAAGGATGATCCCTATGCTTTTTCGGGTTGGACCGCATCTGTATCTACAGATAACGGTACACTGGTTTTGGACTAAACAATGCCTAGTTCAAAGAAACAAAAAGCAGGTAAGCTTTCCATCGCCGATATGCGAAAGCTTATTAATAAAAAGGCTGGTCAATCTGTTGCTCACGACCTTCAGCAAGAGAACCCTACAGAGGTAACCGAATGGATTCCTACTGGTTCTAGATGGCTTAACTCTATTATTTGTCGTGGTAAGTATGCTGGCATTCCAGTTGGAAAGATTTCTGAGATTGCGGGCTTATCGTCGGCTGGTAAGTCATATATGGCAGCCCAAATCGCTGGTAACGCGCAAAGAATGGGAATAGATGTTATCTATTTTGATTCAGAGTCTGCAATTGATCCTGTCTTTCTAAACAACGCTGGCTGTGATGTCTCAAATCTTTTGTATATTCAGGCAAAGTCTGTAGAGTTTGTCTTGGAGACTATGGAAGAGCTTTTGGCATCTAACGAAAACAGAATGCTCTTTATTTGGGACTCGTTGGCTATGACACCAGCAGAGACCGACATTGAAGGAGATTATAACCCGCTTTCAAGCATGGCTGTTGTGCCTCGTATCTTGAGTAAGGGTTTTAAGAAACTTACAGTCCCAATCGCCAATTCTCAATCAACTCTGTTGATTTTGAATCAGTTGAAGACCAACATCACATCAAACATTGCAGAAGCAAGGTTGGAGCCCTATTTCACTCCCGGTGGCAAGGCACCTATCTATGCTTATTCAATGAGAATCTGGCTTACCGCCCGTCGTGGAAAGGCAAGTTTCATTTATGATGATAAGGGCTTCAGAGTTGGCACAGAGGTCAAGGCAAAGATCAAGAAGTCTCGCTTTGGTTCAGATGGTCGAGAGTGTACTTTCAAGATTGTTTGGGCAGGAGAAGACGTCAAGATCAGAGATGAAGAGTCTTGGTTGGAAGCAATTAAATCTTCACCTCACCTTACCAATGCTGGTGCTTGGTTCACGCTCAAGTACAAGGACGGCTCGGCTGACAAGTTCCAGTCAAAGACTTGGATTGATAAATTGAAAGATGAAAGATTTAGAAATCGTGTTTTTGAATTAATGGAAGAAGAGGTAATTCTGCGATTTGAAAGGAAGGACGCAGATGCTAAAGAGTTTTATGATATCGACGGCGAAGAGTAAATAAAATAAGCCTTGACAGCCTGCCCTCAACGTGGTATATTTATCATGTTGAGGGCTTTTACTTTGGGGGTAAAGATGAAGCGCGTAATGATTATCGACGCACTTAATATGTTTATTCGGAATTACATTGTGAATCCGATGATTTCTTCTAACGGGAATCCAATTGGCGGTGCAGTCGGTTTTTTGAATTCTGTAAAAAAGCTTATGCGAGAAGCAAAGCCAGACCAAGTTATTATTTGTTGGGATGGTGCAGGCGGCTCACAGAAGCGACGTCAGACTGTTAAGGAGTATAAGCAAGGGCGTAAGCCACTTCGAAAGAACTACAAGGTCGAAGGCATGTCAGTCCAATCTGAAAAGGAAAATATGGTCTGGCAACAGCGTATCCTTATGGAAATGCTAAACGAAATGCCTATTATCCAACTGATGCTTGATCGTGTTGAGGCCGATGATATTATTTCAATGGTCGTTTCCAACACACGATACAAGGGCTGGCAAAAGGTCATTGTGTCTTCTGACAAGGACTTCTTGCAACTGCTGGACGAAGAGACAGTTCTTTACCGGCCAATCCAGAAGAAAGCCTGGACCAAGAAGACGGTGACAGAGGAGTACGGTATTACGCCTGAAAACTTTGTTCTGGCCCGTGCCATCGCAGGCGACAAGTCAGACAACTTGGTTGGCGTCCGTGGTGCTGGTCTGCCAACTATTTCTAAGCGTCTTTCCTTCTTAAACGAAGACACCTTGCACACGCTTCAAGAGATTTACGATTATTGCTCCGAGACAGATAGCAAGGTCAAGTTCTACTCAAATGTGGTAGAGAACTGGGATTTGGTAGAGACAAACTACAAGGTGATGAATCTAACTCCCCCTAGTATTTCTGTTCAAGGTCGCCAGAAAATTAATTGGGCACTAGATAACTTTGAATTTGAACTAAACGCAACTGAATTGAAGCGCCACTCTGTCCAGCACGGTTTTGGTTCTTATGATTGGTCCGAGTTTATGGCAATGTTGCGAGGCCAAGTAGAAAAGAACAAACAAACTGCTTGACTTTGATAGCCAGAAAGGCTATGATATAAAACCAATGGGGGGATAATTTGGTGGATAAAGAGACACCAAGCTTTAGTAAGTATGGCAAGGACTTTCAAGAATCACTGTGCCAGATGATTCTGCAAGACCGTCCTTTCGCGGACCAGATTATGGAAGTTCTTGATATTAATTTTCTTGAACTTCATTATCTTCGCGTCTTCGTAAAAAAGATTTTTGATTATCGTGAGAAGTATGACGTTCATCCGACATACAAGACGATGATCTCTATTGTGCGAGCAGATATTGAAGGTGAGAACGCAGCAACCCAGCAGCAACTTCGCAACTACTTTGCTCGTATTCATAACACGCAAGTAAGCGGTTCCGAATATGTAAAATCGATTGCTTTGGATTTTTGCAGGAAACAGAAGCTTAAAGAGGCAATGATCAAGTCTGTTTCACTTCTGCAAAAGTCTTCATTTGATGAGATTGCAAAAATCATCAATGATGCAATCAAGTTGGGTGATGTCACTGATTTTGGATATGATTATCTCAAGGACTTTGAGAAGCGATTTGAAATCAAGGCAAGAAATCCAACAACCACGGGTTGGCAAGAGATTGATCAAATTTGTCAAGGTGGTCTTGGCGTAGGGGAGCT